AGGTAGGTGATAGCAGCAGCAGCGGCAGCCGTGACGAGCTTTTGCAGGATCGGGCCGCCGCGACTAAGCAGCAGGCGGACGAGTTGTCGTTCGAGAAAGTTTTTCATTGTTCTGGTTTTCTCCACTCCTTGTAGGAGTTGTAGAGGTTCGTGATGTTCGGCACGTAGGTGACCATGATTTTGACGCTGCCCCAGTCGCCCGCCTGCACCTTCTCGCCGTCGAGCGGCGGAAGAGGTATGGTCACGCAGCCACCAAGCACCAGTGCGGCGGCGAGCGTGAAGGCGAACTGCGGGCGGCATTTCATTACAGTCGGGCGTTGTTGTCCTTGGCCTGCACTAAGCCCCATCCGGCGAGGATCGACGTGACGATGAGTCCGAGGTCGGGCAGTGCGTCCGTGGCGAGGTATTCTTTGGCGCCGGTGGCGATGGCGATGATGATGGTCAGGATGCCGATTGTGGTTGTTTTCCAGTTTCTCATTTGTCTGCTTTCTGTTTCTTGCGGAGGTCGTGAAGGACCGAAATTAAAGTGACCACACCGACTGCAAGACCGACGCAAAGGCCGGCAACGCGGAGGTAGACTTCAAGCTGCGAAACCAGTGAGACAGCCGCCGAGCCGATGCTGGCAAACGTCCCCAGCGCCCCGCGCTCAACCGTGCTCATGTGGCTATGCAGCAGACTCATGGCTATTTGCGGTAGGCGATGACCGTTCCGCTGTGCAGCTTGATGGCGCTGAAGAAGCCGTCGAGGGTCGTTCCGGCCTTGATGAGCGCGGCGCTGGCCTCGGTGGCGTTCGCGGCGCCGGTGAGGTTGCCGGTCAGCGTGTGGAACTTGGTGTCGGTCATCACGTCGATGGAGACGATGTCAGCGGTGACGGTGTTGGTGTCGCCGATGAATTGGCTGCCGGACGTGCGGTTGGTGATGCGGGTATTCGGGTGCATAATTTAGTATTGGTTGACGCGGGCGGTCCACATGGAGGGTTGGCCCTGTTGGAAGTAGTATTTGTCGCGCTGGGAGATCAGCTCGGACTCGGCGAGCTGTTCCATGGCGAGTGCTTTGTCGGTCTGTCCGTCCTCTTGGAGCAAATCTGCACTCAGCATCAGGCCGACTGCTTTTGCGATGACGGCGGGAACTGTCGCGGTGAGGTTGCTCGCGCTGTATTCGGTCGGACGCACGCGGAAGTTGACCCAGACGGTGTCAGGTAGGTCGGTGCTTTGCGGGAAGCGGACGTTGTCGCCGAGGAGGGTGAAGCCGATGGCGCGGGGAGCAACGTGTGTTGCGGGGTTGTCGCGGAGGACGGCGAATACTTCGCCCATGGCGGTCTGGCCGGATTGTTCGTAGGGGATGAAGTAGCCGGTCGTGTCGTTGCCTTCGACGGTGCGTTCTTCAACGCGCATAAGCTCAGGCCAGTCGGCCCATTCCCAGCAGTCGGCGATACGTTCGTTGGCGGCGGCAGTCAGCATGGTCTTGGCGCCGGATGGGATGTTTTCAATCGCGCTTCCGTCATTGCCGCTGCGTTGCCACGCGCGGAGGAGGATAGATTGTAAGGTTACAGTCCTCATTGGGTGTTTAAGTCAGCCACAGCCTCCCCACTCGCCTCCGCAAAGCTCGCCTGCGGCTGGCCGAAAGCCTCCGCTGGTGCGGGTGTCGGGGATGCGGCCCATGAAAGCATCACGCCTTCAAGCCACTGCTTCGCGGCGGTCATCTTCGGGCCGAGTGGCTTGCCTGCTTGCATGAGGGCCATCTCCAAGCGTTGCAGTGCGGCGATTTGGTAGGCGCTGAAATACTGCGAGACGATTTGCTCTGCGGTGAAGGTCGGCAACGGCGCAGGCGTTCCCGCAACCCACTGCCGCTCGACGCGATCTTCAAACCACACCACGCTCGGCTCCCATGCGCCTTCGGGCTTTTCGATTTTGACCAGCGGCACGACCTGCGGAGCCTGCCAATCTTCGGGCTTGGGATTCGGCTCCAGCGTGTCCATGCGCGGATTGCCGTCATCGTCTAAAACGATAGAGCGAAGTTCCTGTGTGCCGTCAGGCCAGATGAGTCCGAAAGTTTTCATAATTATGTTCCGTGGCCTACCTCGACGGCATCGACTGAAGCGACTACGCGAAAGAGTCGGGTTGCCGTGGCATCGGAATAGTCTGTGGTCACGTTTACTGCTGCGCCCCCGCGTGTGGCAGAAACTTGGAAGTCATCGGCATTTGCGTTGATGACCCAATAAGTCGCGGTGTTGGCAGTAAGTCCCGCTCCTCCGGTAAGACTGGAAAAAATAATATCGTCGTTGTTGTTAAATCCGTGGGCGACCTTATTGACGCGATCGGTGGATGCCGTGATTGTGCATCCAGTCACAGGCGCGGTGCCTTGAAACCGGATGCGAATTGCATCGTTTGTGTCGTTGGCATCAACCGACAAGTCGCAGGACGCAAAATCTTCCGTATCAGTTCCAATGGTGGCAACCGAGCCTCGCAAGGCTGTTGTGCCGCCGCGATTACGGATGACGCACTCGCGGACATACTGACAGGCAAACTCTCCGCCGCTGGTTGTAGCAACAACGTGAATCAATGCGGCCATTGTTTTTCCCGAAGGAATTGTCAGGCGAACCGATGATCCTTCTATAAACAGCTCAGTCAGTGTGTCGTTGCTGACCTTGTTAAACAGCACAAACCAACTGTGTTGGGCGTCTCCAGCACCAGCAAAAGCGAATGGCGCGTGAGATATTTGCGCCCTTCTGTCCGCTAAAGAATATGCACCGATTGCAATGGCATTTGTTGCAGACGCCGTTGATACATCTCCGCACAAAACCGCCGATCGGAGCGCGCTGGCCGTTGAGTTGTTTGATCCTATAACGCTGCTCTGTTCTCCCGAAGCTGTTCCAGATATAGATGAGATAACAACAGATCCTGCCCCGCCAGCCGTGTTAAATCTTCCGCCGAGCAAGGCCGATTCTAAACCAGATGCAACATTTGCTGCGGTGTTTTTGCGCAACTGTAAATCAACTGCATATTGGCCGCGAGGGTTGCCACCAGTGCTGGTTCCGTCTGGCCTTGGCCCAAAAATAACTGCGGAATCTGCGCCTTTTGGTGAAAGAACCAGCGCCGATGTTGCGTCCGAAGCATTGTTAACAATGGCAACATTGGCCTGCATGGCGATCACCGTGCCCGCCGTGATGTTGGTCGTAAAATTGACCGCCGATCCGCCGCTGGTCGTAGAGACTCTGAACGTGTCGCCAGAAATGTCGCGGACGAAGTAGTTGGTGGTTGCTGCGGTTAGGCCGCTGCCGCCCGTCAGGGTCGGGAAACGCACTCCTTGGTTGGCCGTGTAAGTGTGGCCGACTGCGGTGATGATGTCCGTGCCTGCATCGCCTGTGATGTTGATGGGCGAGACGGTGTCTTCGATGACGAGGCCGCTGGCTTGGGCTGTTGATCCGCCTGTGCCATTGGCCCGAAGGACGGAATTATCTGTCGAGCCAGTCGAGCCGCCGATGCCGCCCAATGCCGCCGCCCACTTCACTCCCAGCGTTTCCGCCGAATCGACTGTAAGCACATGGCCGTTTGTGCCGCCCACAGGGAGCCGCGCAACGGTGTCCGCTGCCGAGGCCACGATGAGGTCGCCTTTGGCGTCGAGGAGGGTTGCAGGAATGCCCGCGCTGACGGTGGAAGAAAGCTCCCCCGCCGAGAGACTCAAGCCCGATCCGATTTGGATTTCTTCGACGGCACCTGTGCTGGCTGTCGTCCTTCCGAGGATGCGGGCGGTGGATTGCGTTAGGCCAGAGGTGGTGATGGCTCCTGCCGCTACCGCGCCAACATCTCCTGCGGTGGTCGGTATGTCTGTAACGACTGCGAGAGTTCCCGACTGGTCGGGGATCGTGAGGGTTACGTCATCTGTAAGCTGCTCTTGAACATCTATTGTCGCAGTATATGGCCCTTCCTCGTCAACAAGTTTGGCGCTTGCCATGAGGATGTTGGCAAGCCCGCCGCCGCCTTGCTCAATGCGGACATTGGGGTTGCTGCCTTGCAAAAACATTTCGCCTTGGCGAAGACCAAGCAGCGCCTCATTGTTGCTTTCGTCCGTAACGGCAATGTAGGGAGTATCACTGCCGCCAGTATGTTGAAATGTTAGCTCTTGTGATTCAAATTCAATGATATCGCTTGATGCGCCGTTTAGCGAAACTAATGAAACATCATTGCCATCATTAACAGCGAGTTGAGAAAAAGACGGAATTGGGTCTGATCCGCCCGCAACCCCGCCAGCAAGCGTGATGGACTCTCCGTCATCGGGAATTTGCGACCCATCGCCCCAAATCAAAGTAGCTTGATTGGAGGGATTGGCCGAGTTCCACGCAGAGAGGCGGTTAATTATCGACTGAGAGCCATTAAATGTAAGCGTGATGCTGTTGCCTGCGGTTCCAGCGGCGTTTGCGCGAACAAGAACGGGCGTGGGCATCCCTTCGACTTGGAAGCTGGAACTGGCCTTGACGCCCGCTGCATGGCTGGCCGCATGAGCCAGTGTTGAACTCGGCGTCCTCGCATCGCCTGCGTCGTCCAGCGTGATGTTTTTGTTTGGGACGGTGATGACGCGGGTTTGGTTTGCGCCGACTTGGGCGCCGACATCGAACTTGGCCGCCTTGGTCGGGTCGGTGTTGTCGAAGATCAAGAACGCATCGTCCGACATGACATCGTGGAAACTGGTGTCAGTGAGCTTGTAGTCGTTGTCGCGGCTGGAGCCGACAGTGGCCGTGCGAATATAGATGCCGCTCTGTTTGTAGGAGCTGAAGGGCCATGTTCCCGAGTTTGTGCGCACCAGCCAGCGGCTATTGAGTGCGGCGGTGCCGTCGAGCGGGAGGTCCGCATAGGTTGCCACTTCGCCTGCGAAGAAGGCAGAGCCGCCGCCGCCTCCACCAGAGCCTTTCTGGTCGAAGTTGCCGGTGAACGGATTGAAAGCGAAGCCCATTACAAATTAGAAATTGGAGATTTAAGAGCGGGTGACGGCAGCGAGGTCCGCGTCGTTGGTGGTCGGCGGGTTTGTCGTGTAGGAGAAGGTCAGCGTGGCGACTGTTTGGCCTCCGCTGCCGCCTTCTTTGTAGGTGACGGTCTGGATGTTGTTGGTGCTGCCGTAATACGAGATGCTGAGATAGTCGTGCTGCGGGATGTTGAGTCCGGCGACATTCCTGACGTTAATGTTCGGGTGCATACGATTAGGCGGCGGGTTGGGCGGACATGCCGAGTTGCTGGTCTTGCTGGAGCTTTTGCAGCGCGGGTTGGGCGCCGGTGCGGCCGATGACGGCGTTTTGCTGCTGCTGCAACTGGAACTGGAAGGCTTGTGCCCTCGCGTCGATCATTGAGCGGAAGATTTCGTCTTGCTGGTAGCGTTGTTGGACGGCGGGGTTGGACTGAATGATTTGCTGCAGGGTTTGCAGACGGACTTGGGCGTTTTGGCCGCCTTCTTTGAGCGGGGGTTCGGTGCCTGCGGCGATTTTTGCGAAGGCGGTTTGCTCGTCTTCTTGCTCGGCGGCGGTGGCGGCGCCGATGTCTTGCACTAAGAGGCCAGCGAGATTCGGGTCTACGGCTTGGAACATGTATTTGACCAAGCCGGCGCGATCTATGACGCCGAAGCTGTCGAGAGGGACGAGCACCTTGGCCAAGTAGTCGAGCTTTGCGCCAAGCGCTTCGTTGTCGAGGAGGCGCGCGTCAAACTCAGCGGTAATGTCGAAGCGGCCCCGGATGTCTTGGGGCGATGCGTTGAATGCCAACTGGGCATTGCCGGTGATGCGCGCGACCTCCTCGGGAGTCATATACTGTTGCGCCAGCGCCATGGTCTGCGCGATGCAGAGCTTCATGTCTATGAGCCAAGAGTCGATTAGCTCCTGCGTGTGGAGCATGTAGCGCTGCTGCGGGACGGCATCGCTGATGCGGCCAAAGTAATTGTCCACGTCAGCACGGGTGGCGGCTTCTACCTCGATGCTGCCCATGTCGGGTCGAGGGGGATTCATCCACTCGATCTCGCCGGGGCGGCGCTCGGGGATTTGCATGCCGGGGCCGAGGACCAAGTCAAACTTGCCCCGGTTGGCCGGCACCTTGACGGGCGGGAGGATGCTGATGCTGGCGCGGTCGGAGCGGAAGTCGCGCTGAATCTTGATTTCCTCTTGCGCAGTCTGCACCAACTCGGGGATGCCACGGCTCTCTAGCAGAGGGCGGGTGGCGCGCTCGCGGGGGAGTTCGATGAAGGGATATTGCCCGTGCGCGTAGGGCAGCAGCTCATGCACGGCGACCTTGTCGGTGACATGGTAGCTAACCACGGAGCGGGTGACGCGGATGGCGTTGGTCTTGGGATCATTCTCCTTGCGGTAGACATGCCAGATTTCGCACATGTCACGGAGCTGTTCGTAGAGGAACTGATCGGTGCGGTGGATGTTGAGAGAGATGCGTTTGAGCTGGCCCTTGTGCTGCGAGGCGGCTTCGATCCATTCCTCGTCCCAGCCCTCGACTGCGCCGCGCTCGCGCAACTCCACTTCAGTGAGCAATTCTCTGCGGGCAACGAACGCGGCGCGCTGAAGGCTGAAGGTCTGAATGGGGAAGATGACAT